AATAAAAAAGAATTAGAGAGAATTGGAAGAAAATTAGGAATAGAATTAGATAGAAGATTAACAAAATTAAAATTAATTAATAAAATAAAGTTCAAAGCAAGGATGAATAGAAAATACAAATAATGGGTACGGTAATAAAATTAAAAAGATCAGAAACACCAAGTCAAGTTCCAGGCGCTAGCGCTTTGGAAGTTGGCGAAATAGCAATGAATTTAACTGATGGTAAGTTATATTCAAAAACAACTGGTGGAGTAGTAAAAGAAGTTGGTGGTGCAGGTGCTGTAACTTTACAAGCAGTTACAAACGCAGGTGCCGTAACTAGTAATGATATTACATTAAACGGTGCTAATTTAGTATTTGAAGGATATTTAGAGAACGCATACGAAACAACTTTAACCGTTGCAGAACCTACAGGTGATAGAACAATTACATTACCTAATTCTGACGGTGTTCTTGCAATGGATGGGGACGCATTAGCGTATTCAATAGTTTTTGGTAGTTAATTATGGCAAGTACATTTAAAAATGCAGGAATTAGTGTTCCAGTAGTAGATGATACTACAGGAAATTTATATACTGCTGGTGCAAGTGAAACTGCTGTAATTCACGCTGTATATGTTTCAAATAAAAGTACAACCGCAAGTGTAACCGTAAATGTTAAGGTTACAACTGATGGAGGTTCAACTTTTTATCATATAGGTAAGAGTTTAGAAGTTCCACCAAACAATACATTGACTTTAGATAAACCTGTAAATTTAGAAAGTAATGATATTATACGAGTTGTTGCCGATCCTACACCTGATTCAAGTTCAGTTGATTGTGAGGCATATGCGAGTATCTTAGCATTAACATAGGAAAAATATAAATATAGAGAAAAATGCCTTATCTTGTTTCACATACGCCACCTGCTTCTACAAAACAAAAATCATTTAATGGTTTGAGAAGAACAAAAGATGGTATGTTATATCTAACTTCAATAAACCCTAATAAGGGTACTGAAACTATTGAAGTATCAAAGTATTACGAAGATGGTAAGTCAGATTTTGTTGGAAGAGACCAAACTGATTATGTTGATGAAAGATTAGAGATGTTTGATGTTAACTATTTCACAACAGATGGTTCGGCATATCAATTTACTATATCAACACCAGTATTAAATGAGTCAAGGATTGCAGTATTTTTAGATGGAGTTCAACAAGTTGCGTTTTCAGACTTTACTTTAGTCAATAATACCGTAGTAACTTTCACACTAATTCCAAAGACTGGATTGAGTATTGTAGTTGGTCAAATTAAGAAAAGATACTTTAATAATGATAGTGATAAATTTCAACAAATTAACTATTCTGATAATCCTACTACAACTTTTCTTATAAATAGTTCTAGTGGCGATTTGGTAAAGAGAGTTAATCAAGGAGTTACAAGATCAGCACTTGGAAGTGATGATTTTGATGTGTTTGAAGATACAACGGCAGTTTCAACAACTACAACTTATCAAAGTGCTGTATAACAAGATGAGTAATTAAAGAGAGAAATTAAATGGCAGATTTTAAACTAGGTAGACTTAAATTTAAATGGAGAGGTGATTGGGCAACTAGTACAGGCTATGTTATAGACGACATAGTAAAATACGGTGGTAATTCTTATGTTTGTATAGCAAACCATACATCACCAAATAACGAAAATTTATTTTATACACAGCCTGCAACATACACAACTAATTGGCAATTACACGGAGAGTCTTTTTATTACAAAGGGACTTATGCAAATACAACTTGGTACAAGTTAAATGACCTTGTATCTTACGGTGGTAAACAATATCGTTGTACTACTGCTCATACATCATCAAGTTTAGTATTAGATCAAGCAAAATTTGAACAATATTCAGACGGTATCACTTTTAGAGGTGATTACGCTCCTTCAACTCAATACAGATTAAGTGATTTAGTTAAGTATGGGGGAAGAACATACCGAGTAACTACTGAGCATACATCTGCTGCTGGTGGTGACGCAAATATAGATTTAGCAAAATTTACTCTTTATTCAGAAGGTTTAGCATTTAGAGGCGATTGGGCAACTACAACATATTACAGATTAGATGATGTTGTTAAATTTGGTTCATACCAATATAGATGTACAACTGCTCACACTTCAGGTGCAACAACAGACGATTTCGCACAGGCAAACTTTTCAATTTATTCAGAAGGATTACAATTTGAAGATTCATACAACGCAAGTACGGTTTACTCAAAAGGGGATGTCGTAACTTATGGTGGATATTCTTATGTGTTTATCGCTGACGAAGAAGCGTCAGGACAAACTCCTGCCGATAATGCTACTTGGGATGTTGTAACTACTGGTTTCAATGCTACTGGTGTTTACTCTCACGGAACTGCATACAAAACTGGAGACACGGTCCAGTACGGTGGTAATTCTTATGTTTGTATATTAGACGCAACTAACCAAAGACCTGCTCTTACAAGTGGTGCAGTTAACTCAACATATTGGAAAGTTGTTGTAGAAGGATTTAAATGGAGAGGTACTTATTCAAATAGTACAACTTATGAAGTTGGTGATGTTGTTAGATATTCTTCAAACTCTTATGTAAATTTAAAAGACCAACAATTAAATATTCAACCAGGTTCAGACGCAACGGTATGGAGTATTGTTGCTCAAGGTGATACTGCCGCTGTATTAACTACTCGTGGTGATATGATTACCCAAAATGATGGTGGTGTTGCAAGATTACCAATTGGTCTTCCAGGTTCATTTTTAACTAACGATGGTTCAGATATTGTATGGAGTGGAACATCTGCTGGTAATGTATTATGGGTTTCTCCAAGTGGTAATAATTCAAACCCAGGAACAGAATCACAACCATATTTAACACTTGCATACGCATTAAAGAAAGCAAAAAAAGACGCAATTAGAGGAATAGATACGGTTGCTGGTGGTACTGGTGGTACTGCAGGAACTTATGACAACGCTAGAGCAATTGCATATAAAGAATTTACGGTTTCAGGTGTACCTTCATCTACTGCTTTTGAAGTAACTTTAGCAACTTCATCATTTGCTCACACATATGTTGATGGCGGAGAAGTTAGAAAATCAGATGACACTTCATTAACGGTTTCAAACGCACCTTACAATAATGGTACAGGTATTATTACAATCACAACTTCAGGTGCTCACGGATTATCAATTAGTGATACCGTAAGATTAAGAGGTATGAATTACACTTGCTCGCAAGGTGCTAAAACATATCCAGAAGTTGGTAGTGATTCATATTTTAGAGTAAATACTTCAGGTTCAGTATCAGTTGATATTATTAATGGTGGTTCATCTCACAATGTTGGAGATAAATTAAGAATAGACGGATCAGAAATAGGAAGTGCTACAACTGCTTTAACTTTCAATGTAACTAGTGTTGCAGGTGATATAGTTAGACTTAAAAATGGTACTTTCAAAGAAAAAATGCCTTTAAGAGTTAGAGAAGGTGTTTCAATTGTTGGTGAATCATTAAGAAATACAAAAGTTTTACCTGCTAGTGGAACAGGTACTCAAATTAAAACGGTTAAAATGACTAACAAACCGTCAAGTGGTGCAACAAACGGCGAATACAAATATATTCATCCTAGTAAAATTGAAAAAGCTTTTACCGTTGCTTCAACTCCAGACGCTACAACTTTAACAATTAATCCAGGAACTTCAGATTTTGTTCATAACTATATTGATGGTGGTATAATTACTACTGCTGCTTATGGTGAGTTAACCGTAACTAACGCTCCTTATAATAATTCAACAGGAGTAATCACACTTACAACTTCAACATCACACGGATTATCTACAAGTGATACTATTAAACTATCAGGATTAAAATATAGTTGTACACAAGGAGATAAAGTTTATCCAGAAGTTGGATCAGGTGCAGTATTCAATGTAACCGTACAAGGTGGAACACCAGTAGAAACGGTAACATATCACGGTGGTGCAGGATTTAATGTTGGTGATGTAATCACATTAAAATCAGCAGATGTTGGTGGTAATGGTGATGTAACTTTAACGGTTGGATCATTAGAAGAAAATAATGCTTCAAATGTATTCTTAACTAACGATAAAAACAATATTAGAAATATGACATTTACTAGTCTTTCTGGTACAAAACGTGCTGGTGGATTATATCAAGTAACCGTTGGAGATGCTGATACATTTACGGTACCTACGGTAACTTCAGGAAGTGCTCATAGTTATGTAAGTGGCGGAAATATTATTAAAGAAGGTGCTGAAGGAACAAATATACCAGTTGCTAGTATATCTTATGCACACTCAACAGGAGAATTAACGGTCAATTCAAGTGGTTCTCACGGATTAACAACAGGTGATTGGATTACTTTAGGAAGATCACAATGGAATATTACAGATGTAGGTGAAAGAGTTATACCTAAAGGTCCTAAAATGGCGGCAGTTGTGTCATTAGACCCTAAAGGTAATATTAAAACTGCTTCGCCTTATGTACAGAATTGTACATCTATAAATGCAGGTGCTTGTGGTGTTCAAGTTGATGGTAACTTGCACTCAAAAACTTTTGCTAATTCATATAAATCAATTCTACTTAATGACTTTACTCAAATCAACAACGATGGTATGGGTATTCACATATTAGGAAAAGGAAGAGTTGAGGCAGTATCAGTATTCGTTTATTATGCTGAAAAAGCAATTTATTGTGAATCAGGCGGATTTATTAGAGGTCTAAACTGCTCTCACGCATATGGGGAAAAAGCGTGTGTATCTTCAGGTACAGACGAAGACGAATCACCAGTAAACATTCAAACTAGAGGTTTAATGTTGAAATGGGATCCACTTGGATTCCAAGGTGGTGCTACGGTTGTAGATATTGAAAATTGTATTACAACACAAGGGCAAGGTACTGCTGTTATCCAAGGGGATACTTCAGGTGCAACTGCTAAAATTTTCAGATTTAACAACTCTCTATTATACTTACACATAGAAAATATTAGTGGTGATTTCCAAAACGGAGAAGTATGTACAATTGAAAAAGAAGATTCATCAACATTCCAAATTACTTTGGCGTCAGATTTTGGTTCACCTGCTCAACAAGGTCAAAGAGGACCATTACTTGCAGTTAAATCAGGTTCAACAACATTAAATGCTACAAACATTATTAAAAATGCTGCCAATGTTAAATTTACAGGAGATGACAAATACTTTAGAGTTGGGTTAGTATCAGAAGAAGATACAACTAACGGAACTGCTGTAGTTAGATTAACAGAAGATATTGGTACAAGTAGAGCAAAAGGTGATAGTATATCAACAGATATTACTGAAGGATTCTCAAATATTCGTTTAACAGGTCACGACTTCCTAGACATTGGTACTGGTGATGTTATAACTACAAATTATCCAGGATTACCTACACAAGCGCCAGATCAATCAGATGAGATTATTGAAGAAGATGGTGGTCGTGTATATTGGGTATCAACCGACCAGGCAGGGGACTTTAGAGTTGGAGATTTATTTAAAA